GAGCATAATGGAGCTGGTTACAAAACTGGATATTCTGATCCTTTAACAAAACAAGACAAATTATTATCTTCTTATTATAATAAAGAGAAGTTCTGGTTCCCAGACACTAACTACTTTATTGCAACACAGGATAATACTCCTCCTAGACCAGACAACAAAAAATTATTAAGCTTTGTTAACCTAGGTGGTAACAAAATGAGTTTAATAGTTAGAAAATCTTTAGATTCTAGAATTCCTTTAAAAGGATTTGATATCACTGCAAGAGAATACTTTGGAGCTGCTAACGTACCATCTTATATGAACCCTTACGATTATATCTCAGATTGGTTTATTGATGTTATAGCAGTAAGCGGTAACTGGACAGATTATCAAGCTCTTTCAAATGATCCTTTATACAGTTCATACTTCACAGCTAAAGGTTTCATAAAATCTAAGATTGATGATTTCTTAGCTCTTAATTCAGTAAATATTGTTTTAACTGCTACTGGATGTTTAATCCCTGGATTCTTAGATCAAAATGGTACTTTAAGATACATCCAAACTTTAATTAACAACCAGACTACAACTACAGGTCTATTCTGTGCTGTTAATGAGGATGCTTTAGACAACATCGAAAATAATACTAGTGTTATTGATTTAGTTGGTCACCATTTAGTTGATGAGTCTACTATAGATTCTGATATGGTTAACCCTAAAGAATTAGATTTCTTATCTTATTCTCAAGCATTAACTGCTGACTTCCCATATTACAAAAATATTAATGGAAGTACTACAGGTACTGAATTAGCAGATGCTTCTTCACCAGGATGGATTCTACCAGAAACTGGAACTCTATTAGATGACTCTGTATTAAGTACTACAGGAACAGGTATAGAGGAAACAGATTTTGAGACTTTCAATGCAGCAAACAGAGACGGAGGATCTATTTATTTACAAACTGAATTTATTAATTCTACTACACACGACAGTCAATTAGAACTTCTTTGGGATTTCGTAAATCCTACAGTTGCTGAGCCAGTTGAAAGATTCGTATTAGGTAGAGTAACTTCATTACCAGCAGGATTAACTACTTACCAAGGATTTGTAGTAGGAGATCTAGTTAAAATGAAAATTACAGAGGCTAAATATATTACTAATAGCACTTTAGCAACTGCAGTTAGAAAACAAATCAGGTTAAAATTATCTCATCCTTTAGTTGGATCAGGTGCTTCTAATACTTATGTAGAACCTTGGGCAGACACTAACCAAAACTCTGTTAACGCTTATCAAATAAGCAAAGCTGATTATTTTGATCGTGATGACGTTTATGCTCCAACAGGTATAGACAGTTATTATGCTTATGAAGCTTCAGCAGCTTACCAAGACTACAAGAAAGGTAATATTGGTGATGGTGATACTGTATGGGTAGATGATTTAGGAGCAACTCCAGTTTATGTTAAATTTGAAAAAGTTATTGATAGAGACGGATTTAATGCTTTAACTATCAGAACATATCAAGATGTTAATTTAACTCAGCTTACAGCTTCTTTGCCTAACTGGGATTCTACTTATATCAGTTCTTTACCTACAGGTACTAACCTTACTCAGGGAACTTCATTTAATATAGTAGCTACTTCAGGTAACTTATACGATTACGTTTCGATTAATTCACAATTATTACCTAACGTGATTGAAATTTCTGCAACTGCTGCAGCTGATTCAGGTATTAAAGTTGGAAACTTATTGGTATCAACAGACACTCAGACTTATGATAATCCAGCAACTGAAAATCTACAAAACAGATTAACTAGAGTTCTGGAAGTTAAAACAATAAGTGCAACTGTTGTTCAGGTTAAGACTGAAAGACCTATTAAATTGTACCCTGGTACAACAACAAGAGTTCTTAAGTTTAAAACTGTACAGGAGTTCGTAAAAACTTTTAACTTCACATACTTACCAGGAACTGCTATTAAAGATGCTTCTAAACCTAACGGAACAGAGGCTAGATTAAATGCTATCTTAGATGTTATGTACAACACTAATATTGCTAGAACTTTGGCAGATGTTGATATCATAACTTTCAGATACATAATTGATACTTTTGATGGTGGTGTAGGACCTAACTGTAAGTACCAACTTACTAAGTTAGCTAAGATGAGACAAAAATGTATGGCTATCTGTAATGCCCCTTCTATGAAGAAGTTCTACGAATCACAAGATCCTAGATTTACAGAAAACCCTACAGCAATTGATCCGGCTCCAATTTTACAGCCTAGATACATTGCAGACGGAGGTAACTTAAGTTTAAATCCTTCTTTCACTTTCTCTTTACCTGACGAAGATTTAGGTGCTAAATTCTCAGGTTTCTTCGGTCCTTTCTTAACAATAAGAGAGAATGGTAAAAACCTTAACGTACCGCCAGCTGCTTACGTTTCTAACAACTTCATACGTAAATTCGTTACTGGAGAACCTTATTCAATAGTGGCAGGTGTTAAAAGAGGTATATTATCTGCATCTAACTTAATAGGATTAGAATATGACTTTGATATTCAAGATCGAGAATACTTAGAGCCATTTGGTCTAAACCCTATCATCAGAAAAAGAGGTGTTGGTATTGTTATATACGGTAACCAAACAGGATACCAAAGAACAAACAGTGCTTTCAATAACTTACATGTTAGAGATTTATTAATCACTATTGAAACTGGAATAGAGGAAATACTTAGCAACTACGTATTTGATTTCAATGAAGATTCAGTAAGATTAGAAATCAAAACATTAGTTGATAATTACTTAACTGGTGTAAGAGCAGTAGGTGGTATTTATAATTACTTAAGTATCATGGACTCTTCTAATAATACTCCAGCTATTATAGATCAAAACTTGGGTATAATCGATGTAATTATTGAACCTGCAAGAGGTATTCATAAATTCATCAACAGAATGACGGTAACCAGAACAGGAGGTATTTCTTCTGGAGGATTTATACAATTCACATAAGATTTGATAGAATTTATATAAAAGAAATATATAAAATAAAAAGAAATGGCAGGATTACCACATTACTCAAGTTCAAAAGCATCTATTGATAAATTTGAACCAATATTCCTGAACCAATTTGAGGTATCGATAACACCGCCTGGTGCGGTGGTACCGCCTCAAGGGAATCCAGGTAACGGAAATATATTATTGGAGCAAGTTAAAGCAATAAGAGGTTTACAAGTAGACCAGAATCCAGGAGAGATCACTCAGTCTTACAAATTTGCTAAAAGATACTATGCAGGTCCAAAACCGCCAAAAACTGGTTTAGACGTAGAAATAGAATTCGAGGTTAACTTAGATAGTAACACATCTATGTATGTTTTTAAGACTCTTCGTCAATGGTCTGATTTAATTTATAATCCTTTGACTGGTGCTATGGGACTTAAAAAAGATTATACAGGTAATATCTTGGTAAACGTTTTTGATAAATCAGGAAACATATTCAGAAAAATAAATTTAAAAGATTGTTTTCCAATGTCTCCTATTACAGAAATGTCCTTGAATTACACACAAGGAAATATTTACACAATTTCATTAACATGGGCTTGTGATTATTTCGAAGACGTATTTATATAATAAAAAGAAATGGCAGGATTACCACACTTTAAATCATCAAAAGCTGCAATAGAGGCTTACGAACCGGTTTTTCTTAACCAGTTCGAAGTTATTATAAGTCCTCCTACTGCAGTATCAAACCCACAAGCAAGTGGGGGTAGAACACTATTAGTTGAAAATATAATAGGTATTACTGGATTATCAGTAGATAAGAACCCAGGTGTAGCTACACAAAACTACAAGTTTGCACAAAGAAGATATGCAGCTGCAGCTGTTGATGACACTGGTGTTAAACTTAAAATAGATTTTGAGGCTAACCTAAACAAGGATAACAGTAATTATGTTTTCAAAACACTTCGTCAATGGTCAGATTTAATCTATAATCCATTAACAGGTGCAATGGGTGTTAAAGCAGACTATGCTAAAGGAACTTATATCTTAATCTCAGTATTTGATAAAAAAGGAGATGTTTTCAGAAGAATTAAATTACTTAATTGCTTCCCTACAGAACAAATACAAGCTATGCAGTTAGATTATGGTAACGGTAACACACCTTACAAAGTTAGTATGTCTTTTAGATGTGATTACTTCGAAGACGTTTTTAACTAATAAAAATCATTAGAATATATAAATGGAGACTCAACAAAGTCTCCATTTTTTGTTTTATAAGAAACACAAAATGAGGATCTTTAAATAATATGGACGAAGACCGTAGTGAAAGGAAGAGCTCAAAAAAGATTAGCATCAGTATCCTTAGTATTAGCAACATTTTTCAATCCTTTTGGATTCGATATCCTTTTTGCAATAATACTAAAATGGACAAAGTCCTATTGGGTTACAATACTCGTTTTTTATTCCCTTTCGGCTTTTTTCTTTGGGCTTTACTTTTTTTTCTCTTATAGGGAGAAACTTTTAAAAAAACAAGAGTAGAAATCATATGGAAGATGGAGATTTAACATTAATGGACGAGCTAAACAGAAGAGAAGCTCAATCAAAATTCGAATACGACAAGGAAGAGGGTCTTGAAAATGCAGAGATACCGGATTGGGTACCTGATTTTAGAAATGCTACACAAGAGGATTTAGAAAAAGATCCTCTAAGAAAGACAATAGATTCAGAGCCTTTAAGTTTAGGTAAAGCAGCTAGCAGAGCTCCTATGTCTATGGACAATGGTTGGAAAAGTATTCCTTTAGAAATATTACCTTCCGAAGGATTTGGATACCCTCCAGGATTTGAAATAGTGATAAGAGCATCGGAAGTTAATGAAATAAAACACTATTCAACTATAGATGATGAAGACAGAATAGATCTGGACGATAAATTAAATTACATCCTTTCTAAATGTATGAAAATCAAGTGGGATGGTGGATATCTAAGTCATTTAGATCTTTGGTATGAGGACAGATTCTTTGTTATAATGTCAATCAGAGATCTTACATTTACTAAAGGAGAGAACAGAATCATGTTACCTTTAGAAAAAAATTGTACAGGCGATAAATGTAATCTTGCAGATCAAATAGAATTAAAGGCGAATATTCTTAGTAGCTTCAAAATGGACCAGGAATTGGTTAAAAGATACGATAAAGAATCTTACTCGTTTAAATTAGTCCCTAAAGATGGATCTCCTGAAATGTACCTTTATATTCCAACCGTAGGTGTAACAACTGAATGTAGAAAAATAATAAGAAATAAAAAGCTTAAGGGTAAAAAATACGACGAAAGCTTTGCAGAAGTTTGTACTTACGTTATTCCTGACTGGAGAGAATTAAACGAAGCAGTTTATGATCAATACGAAAGAACTTCTAACGAATGGACAAAAACACAATTCTTTATAGCAGACCAGGTTAGCAAAAAAATTAATTTTGCAACTAAAGCTGCAATCTACACCCAATGTAATAGCTGTGGAGGGGAGGCCACAGCAGAAATAAGGTTTCCCGGAGGATACAGATCCCTTTTCATTATTTCAAATATCTTTGACCAACTTCTTTGATATTAAGTTCAGACTTTGGGAAGAATTTAAACTTTCAATAGACCATTTGGAGAAATTACCTTTCTATGAATATCAAATATTTATTGATAAATTAAACGAGAAAATAGAGAAGGAGAATAACCAGAAGGAACAAGGAGACTTAGTAGAAGCTTTCTCTTTAACTAAGCCTAAAATATAGTATAAATTCTATTTTTAGGTATATAATAAAAATTACTTTTTATTTTGGAAGAGGGAGGAAAAGATCCTAAGGATATAACATTCAAAACAGAAAAAGCTTTTGATCGTGCTAAGTTTAATTCTGATGTTACGGACAAGATAATAACGAAGGACCAGGTTTCAGAAAAAAAATCTGTGGACGATGTTATAAAAAATGCTACCAGATATTATAGCGAATTATACAGAGATTCATTAAAGAAAATAGATTCTGCTTATGTGGAGGATAATTTTTATGATTATTCAGTAAATAATTCAGCATCCGATAGATCTGCTATAATTAAAAAAATAGATTCTGGTGAGGCTGTAACAGGAAAAGAAATTGAATCAATGGCTGTTAATTCAGCTAATGTAGCTTCTGAATCCGTTAAAGCCCTAAAAAATAGTGAGGTTATTAAAATAATAGAAACTATTGGGATTGATGAGATTGAGTCAATGGACGGTTTCTATGATGCTATTTCAACATTTGAGGAGGCATTAAGTACATCACAATACACCTACGAAAAATCTTTAGAAAAACTAAAAGAATATTTAATATCTAAGGAAGAGCCAAAGGGTAATGATTTGTTGGAAATAAATGCTATAGTTTCAGCATTTGCTTCAATATTAAACCAAAGTGGATTTAAAACTCCTATTATAGAGAAAGAAGCTGGCAATGCAGAAAAAAATATAAAATTATTATTAGAATCTAAAGATGGTAAAATAGAAGGTAATGTAGAGGCTAACAAGGAACAAAAAGAATCAGCTGAGGGGGTATTAAAGACTGAGGAAAATAAATTAGCTGAAACAAATACGCCAGCTCAGGAGAATAAGGTGGCTCAATCTACAGAAAACAAAGAAACGCCTTCAATAGAACCCGCTAAAGCAATACCTACTGAGGAAATAAAGAATGAGACTAGTGCTCCATCAGTCCAAATAGAGACTCAGAATTTAGAAAAGCCTAAGGAAGAGAAGAAAGAAACACAAGAAGCCACAAAAACTGAATCTAGCGTTACAACTCCAGAGAAGAAAGAGACAATAGAATCTGTAAAGAAAGAGACAATAGAATCTGTAAAGAAGGAAGAAACTGCTCCATCTTTAACAAAATCTGAAACCGATTTAGCTGAAAAGACTGGATCCACAGGAACTTTTATTGACGATATTTTTAAAGGCACACTTTTTGAGGGATTAGTTGGTAAATTTCCTCCTGTATCGGAGATGGAAGGGAAAATAGAATCCGCTTCACCTAATTTAGAAAAATCTGTAACACCTTTAGAAACCCCTAAGGAGAATAAAGAGACAAAATTACCTGAGTCGGTTAATAGTGTTACTAAAATAGAAGAAAATAAAACAGCAGAGCCTAAGACTGATAAAATACCTCCAAATAGTCCTGTATCAACGACAACAGAGACTAAGCTAGAGGAAAAGATATCTACACCTACTAAAGTCGATCTTAGCGCTCCTAAAGAGTCTTCTATAGAATCTAATTCTGTTCCTACTCTTGCTCCTAAGCCTTTGGAATCATTAGGTGTAAAAGAGAGTATTAATCTGGCGGTAGAAAAACCAATAACAAAGGAACCAGAAAAGAAAAAAGGTAAAATAGGTTCATTTATTTCGAAAGCAATTGAAAAAATTAAAGATAAGAATGAAACTTTATCTGAAGATAAGGGTATAAATTTAAAATCGGAGCAAAAATTATCCGTTAAAGCACCTGAGATCAAAAAAGATGAATCTAAAAAAGATCTTAGCGAACCTGATAAAATTACAGAAACTGAAAAAACTGTAAATAAACAGGAAACTAAACCGGAAGTTCTAGCTACGAATGAAAATAAAGCTACAGCAGAAAAAGAAAAAGAAGTTGTAGTTGACACTAAGTCTCTTGAAGAAAAAATGGATCAGATGATAGCCTTATTATCTATGCTAAATGATACTCTTCAAGGGCCTTTACTTGTGTCATCTAACAACAAAAATTTCGAATAAAAAATTTTTAACTTTAAAATGTTAATAAAAGTAGGTATCTAAATATTTACTTTCAGCGTTTAAGTTATTATGTTTGTATAAATAAAAATAAGTAATAAATAAAAACAAATAATATGACACAGAGTTACGAAATTACAAAAGAGTTAAGAGAGGAAACATTATCCTTTCTTGAAAATTATGGAGATTACAGGGAATGTTTGGAAATTTTAGGAAACGAGGAGAAAAAAGATTTCACAGAAGATGAAATCAATAAGATTTTAAATCTATTAGGGACTTTTAGAATGGGAGACGTTTACCATGTGGTAGAAAAATTTAGAGTAGGTGTAACAGCTTTAAAACCCCAAACTGATGAACAACACGAATCAGGAAAAGCAGAATAAGATAGATTCCCTTTATTTACGGATGGCTGAAGTGTGGGCGGAAAATTCACACTGTAAAAGAAATAAAGTAGGATGTCTTATTGTCAAAGACAGGAGAATAATTTCTGACGGATATAACGGTACTCCTTCAGGATTTAACAACGAATGTGAAGATTGCAATAACACAACACTACCAACGGTTTTACATGCAGAAGCGAACGCTATTACAAAATTAGCCAAAAGTACTAATACTTCGGAAGGATCCACCCTTTATGTTACTCTTTCACCATGTTTTGATTGTGCTAAGTTAATTATACAATCAGGCATTAAGAGAATAGTTTATTCGGAAACTTACAGAAACACGGATTCATTCGAATTATTTAGAGAGGCGAACATCGAAATAATAAAAATTGAAATATAAATTAGGATTATGGCAGGAAAAGACATTCAGAAATTGGCAGAGAATTTTATTAGAACATCATCGGAGAAGGATTTTATAGAACTTTATAAGAGAATTAAGCCAGGTTTATTAAACCATTGTAAATCTATATTAATAGACCAGGATGTTGCAGAAGATGCAGTATCGGACACTATGGCTAAAATATGGTCCAAGATTTCTCAATATAACCCGGAGAGAGGTAACTTTTCGACTTGGGTGTATAACATCGCAAGAAATGAGAGTCTAGGTATTAAAAAGGTTGAGAACAAATACTCACCAATAATATTAGAATCATTTAGAGGAGAGGATGGGGATGAAACTATATCAGGAAACGATTTTTCACTTAATAGTGAATTGATCGAAAACGATTTTACTTATTGCACAGAGAATGAAATCGAAGACCTTTACGGTAACGTTTTAGAAAAAATGGAAGAACTTCCAGAAATTTACAAAGAGATTCTTTACGACAGAGAAATTCTTAAAATGAAATATCAGGAAATAGCTGACAAACACGGAATGAAGAAGAGAGCAGTTGCTACAAGAATTAGAAGAGCAAGAATTAAAGTTCGTGAGATGTTTCCAGGAATAACAATTAACTTTATAGATTAATCATGAATTACCCATTCAAAAAAATAATTAGAGATATTTCTAATTACAGATACATCCTTAAGACTATTAAGAAAAATAGGGAAACTGTACAATGGAAGAAGTTCAATTTAAGAGCTGACTGGATTGGAAGATTATACACGGTAGTTAATCTTCCTCCAGAAGTTACTTTATCACCAGATTCTCCTGATGAGATAAGACCCGCTTATGTTTTGGAACAGACTAAAGGTTTAAATGAGTATCTAACTACACTTAACCTACACGAAATAATAATACCTTCTCTAGAACCTATTGAAGAAACTGATTCTTATTTAGTTGTGTATTCTCCTTATTTTCAAAAGATGTCTTTCTCTTGGTTTGTATATAGGATTATTTTTATTCTGATTCTATTATGGGCTCAACACAAATTCGGAATATTTGGATTTATAAAAAAAGCACTTGTAGCTATTTATGAGTTTATCTTCTGATATTAGTATAGAGAG